TCAGCTAATGTTCTAGATGCTTCATCTTCTGACATAAGCATTTTTCTAATATTACTTACTTCTTCTTTTGTAAACTTACCTTCCAAGCCTAGTACTTTTAATCTTAAACATTTATTATCAAGTTCTAATTTATTTAATCTATTTATAAGTTCTGATAGAGAAGTTGTTGGAATTGGATCATAAGGTATTGTACTGTTTATTTGACTCCATACACCAGAACCTGTACCTGAAACAGTTCCCTCTTTTAGAGGATCATAATTAATTAAATTTTCATACATAGCATTAATCTTTAAGGTTATCTAATACATCTTCTTCTTCTACAGTAGCAAGAGCTTCCCATTTACCAAGTGGACAATCAGCTGCCAAAGATCTTGTTTTGAATGTTAATGAACATCCACACTCATTACAACAAGGAGCTGTTCCTTTAACAGCACACTTTTTTCCTTTACTAGGACAGTCATCACAAATAGAATATCTTAATCTAGCAATTTCTTCTACTGTTTCATCACGAATAACACTATTGGTTATCCCCTCCAGAATCTGTTTCCTGTTTTGCCAGATTAGTTTTAGAGTATTTTTCATCTTTAAAAGTTTGTTTTTTTGTTAGTTCTTTATCTATCTTCTCATTAATTTTATTCAAAAGTTCTAATTTCTCTTCCACACTTTTTTTATTATGATATGCACCAAAAGTTGATGTGTCATGATTATTTAAAACCTTTTCATAATGAGGTATTGCTCTTTTTACTTTTTGTATTTTTACTACAAAATGTCCTAGACCATCTACATTTGTTCTCAATTCACTGAGACTACTTAAGTTTTTTCTTAATGTTTTATAGTATAACTCTACCAAGTTTTCAACTAAATCCTCAGAAACATCAAATTCTTTTGTTATTTCTGTGTATAATTTATTTGCTTTCTTCGGTATCATTTCCTAAAAATTTAAAGTCTAATAAAATAATACCTTCAGTTTGAATTTTTAAATTTGGATTCAACATTATAATTTTTTTATTAGTTGAATCTTTTACTATCAATCCATTCTTCTCAGATTTATTTACACTATTTCTTACTGTTTGCGGAGATTTAAAAATCCAATCCTCTTCAGAAGATGCATCAAGACAAAAATTACTCAACTCAATAGGTTGATTAAAACTTAATAATGTAAGACAGTCTAAATCAGAATCACTCATTGTTACACGATTAATATAACAATGAGTGAGAATCTGAAATTTAACAATATCCCATTTGGGCATTCTTACCCTTTTCTGTACTTGATTAACAAGAGCCATTAGCCTCTTCTTAATTTTTTACCTGCTGCCGGTGCTTTCTTTTCAGTAGGTTCATTTTCTAATTCTTCTTGTTCCATCTCTTGTTGAGCAGCCATCATGTTAGCATATTGGAATTGCATAGTTGCTCTTTTGTATCTTGCCTCTTCTACATCAGTAAGTAATTTCTCATACTTAGCTTGTGATTCAAGATACGGAATAGATGACTCATAAAAATTCTTCATTTCTAATCTTCTAGCTTCTAACTGTTCTGCAGTTAATTGCTCTTCTTGTTGTTGGTTTTCCATAATATAATATTTTAATATTTAGACAAATATACTAAAAAAGTTTAAACCTAAATCATTTAAACAAAAAAAATCCAAGTACAGAAAGTACCTGGATTATTATAGCTTAAATAAGAGTTTTATTTTTTAGTTTTAATAATGCCTCCTTTTTTTTGTTTTTTATTAAACATGTTACTTACAGTTTTATTTGTAAGTTCTGCAATACCTAAACCTACTGCTCCTGCTCCTGCTACTATTTTAGCACCAAGACCTAATTTTTCACCAGCACTTCTAACTCTAAATGTTTTAGTTTTTCCACATTTAGGTCTTCTTCTACGTTTTGGCCAACCATCTACCATAACAGTCTCCATACAAGAGTCATCGGATGATCCTCCTGTTTCATAACTTTTCATAGATCTAATTATTTGATTTTTAGAATGTATCATGACTATCTGTTTTTAATTGTAAAATTAAATAATGTAAACATATAGAATTCTCTACATATGTCTACTTCAATTGTTAAGATATCTAATTTAGATATTCTTAATCTTATTGCAAATTTGTCCCATTGTTTGACAGGGGAATTCCAATTGTTTCTAAATTTCATAATTGTTTGTTTAATTATTTAATATCTTTACTCTCTAGTAAAGTATATGTAAAATGATTACCATGAAAATCTTTAGCTTTATTTATTATTTTCATAAACTCATCAAAATCTTTTGTTCTTTTAAATACCTGGCAACCTTCTGACCAATTCTCTACAAAGTTTGAGACTGAACCTGCTTTGTGTATATTTATACCAAACATTCCAGTATCTGTTTCTACCTCATCAAAGGTCATGTTTTTATTTTTATCTCTCCATACAGTTACATCACCTAGTCTTTGGCACAATGCTTCATACTTTCCTTGGTGTTTAGATATAGTATACACACCTCTATACTGTCCTGGTACTAATCTAGCAACACCATTTGCATTGTGAAATTGCATCACTCCCTTTTTACCTGGCTCAGTAGTATTGTCCCATTCATGATACTTCCATACCCCATCTAACTTATAAGATAAAGTCATCTTATCATCAAATAAATTAGTTACTGTTTGACCGGTATCAGAATTTCTTACTCCTACTATATTAACATCATAGTTTCCAGGACCTGCAAAATATACATATCCTTTAGCTTTTATTGCTTTTTCTATTTGTTCTCTAGTGTAACTCATTAGTTTTTAATATTTTTATAAGTATCTGATGCTTTTTCTATACCACCTCTAATTTTCTTAACTGTATCTGATACCGACTTAAGCATATTATTACCTGTGATGTCAAACCAGTTCTCATTGATAGATGATAATTCTATTATAGAAAATATACATAATAAGAAGTTAGTATAGACCGCTGTTGTAGGAAGTGTAAATCCATAATTTAATCCTTTTATTACGTCATTAGTAAAAGGAGTAAGTGCATAGTAATCTAGAGGAAATAATGCTCCGGCAAAAATATAATATCCTGCAGCTTTAAATATATAACCTCTTCTAAGTATTTTTGATTTAAATACTTCTCTGTATTTTTTACCTTCTTGACAGGCAATCTTTTTAAGAGATATTAGTTTAACTATTGTATCTATAAAGATAATTATCATTAATAGAATTGCACATAGTTCTATTGGAGCAAAGAAAGAGAATATAGACAAAATAGCTAGTGTTATTTTTGTTTTCATGGTAAAGGAATCTGAGATTTAACAATCTTTATAATTACATATATTAAAATTATAATCATCACAATACCACCTACAACAGCTAAAAAAGTTACCCACCAAGGAATATACTTAATTTTTTCCGGCTTTAATGTTTTAGTTACAACTTTAGTATGATAAACATCATTGCCCTTAATCGTCCTATATATTGTCTGGACTTTAGCCTTAGATGTGTATATGTTATTTTGTAGTTTTGTTTGTAGACTTATTAACTTACCATCCTTGTCTCTAAGGTCTCCGTTTAGTTGAGATATAACATTACCTAAAGAGTCACAATAAAGTGTGTCTAATAGGGTTATTGTTTCTCCAGGAATAGTTATGGTGGTATCTTTAAGTTGTATTACAGTTATTGTACTATCTTTTTGTACACACAACGGGCAATACTTAGCTAGTCTTTTTTCAAGAGAGCAAGAACTAACAAAAACTAAAAGTAATAGATATATAAAATACTTCATATCTATAATATACAAAAAAATTTACAACTTTCCAAACATATATTTTTCTGCATTTTTTGTAGTATCATCATCTGCCAACATTTTTTTAATTATATTTTTATCTATATGTTTTGGATGTACCCACCAGTCTTCATAAGGACAGTTATCCCTTGAATGAGATATATTACTTACTATTAAAATATAACCTTTATTTAATAAAAATTCTCTAGACTTTTTTCTAAATGATTGTGTTATATCTGTGTAATGATCATGTTCATATGTAATTACTCCAAAAGTACATTGATTCCAAGGTAACATTGTAAGGATATAATAGGTAGTTTCTGGTGGCTCACAATCAACTTGTAAGTAGTCAATGTGACCTTTAAGTACAGAGTAATCAAACTTTGTAGCATCACATAAAATAACATCATTTTTTCTTTGTTGTTTAAACTTAGTTACTTCATATTCTAATATTTCTAATGAAGTACCTGTCCATCCAATTTTTTCTAAAAGAGCTGTGTTATTTCCATGAAATGGATCTGCTGCACCAATTTCAAAGTATGTTCCATTTTTTTTACCATTAACCATAGATAATGCAAACATATCTTGGTATGATTGAGAAAAGTTTTTTTCAATGGATTCTGATCCTGGGAACTTAAATTTTAACTGATCATGTAAACCTTTATGATATCTTAAGAATGGATCTGGTCCAGAACCTAAAGATGTTATGTTAGATTGAACTAGTTTTTTATATTTATCAGATAATATATGAGCATTAACTACTAAATCAAGAAATATTTCTCTAGCTTCACTTCCTCTACCAATCCAAAAAGCAGAAACTCCTTTTTGAAAAGTAAGTTGATAACTATCTTCATATCCTAGATTAGCAGTCAGTGGTTTAGCATTTGCATAATATTTTAATCCTAATATAGCATAACTATACATTTGATTATATTTTTTTTGTTTTTCATAATACTCACTTATAAATAAATATGCTTCTGGTCTTTCTATATCAAAATTAAGAGCATTAAGCCATAACCCTAATTCAGTAACATCTCTTCTTTTAAGAGTAGATAAACATTTAGCAGTCATTAATAATGCTTCATAAGTTTTATTTGGATTTTTTGAGTATTCTGCTGTTCTTAAATAAAAAGACATTGCAGATGCATAATGACCATTTAAAAAATAATATTCTGCTAATTCAAATGTAACATCTTCATTGTATGGTTGATAAATGTAGTTTTCTAATTTTTTTGGAGTAGCTGATATTAGTGCTTTTTTTATTGTAGGTTTTACAAGTTTAAAATCACATAATGTTTCTAAAAGATTAATAGGAAATTTAAGAATAAAAGCTGTAGAATCTTGAAATCCAAATGGTATTATAATATCATTACCATCAAAAGCTAAACCACAAGTAAATTCAATTGCTCCTGTCATAAATTTTAATTCAGAAGAATGAGCAACAATATTCCATTTTTTATCCCATATAATAAATCTATGATAGTATTGAGCATCTTTTTTTCCTTGCTCATTATGCCAAAGGTCTACTTCATGTGTTATAGCAACATAATAATTTCCAATTGTAATAACTTGTGAACCACCTCTAATATCTCTTGGAAATTTTATTTTTTGTTCTACTGAAAAAACTGTTTCAGAAATACCTTTAATAGGATCTACTTTAACTACTTCAGTAGGATTAGTCCATTTAACATAATGATATGGTAAATCAAGAATAGGCATCCAGTTCTTTTCACAATAGGAACCTTTTGTAGGTGGTTCAATTCTAACTCTTTTAGTTTCTTTACCTTTATCTTCTATTGTAGAAAGTTCCATTCTACCTTCTCCATTAGTAGTTGTATCTCTTCTAACTCCTGAAAGATATAAACTATTATCCCAATATATTACTCTTGCATCTTCAAGACCAATAAATTCCCAAAGAGGTTTAACATCTAATTTAGAAGTATCTATTTTTTGATACTTATCAATAGTTAATGTATTAGGATCTAATTCACAAAAATAATTAGTTGTTTTTAAAGTAAGATCATCTTCTGGATTAAGATATGCTAATGGTCCCCATGAAGATTGAAATTTTTGTTCTCCTTCACTATGATATAGTGCATATTGAACATGTCTAAGATTAAGAAAATAATGCCCATTATGTATAAGAATAGAAGGATTAGTTAAACCAAAACCTTCTGTTATAGTAGCAGGTAACATTAAGTAGTTTAAAGACCCTCCTTTTTGAAGGGCAAGTTGACATAGATTATTCATTTTCTGTATATTTTTTTACAAATATAAACAATTATTTATCCTGCACAATTATATTGTTGTGTACATTCTTCACAATGACCTGGATAATCAAAGTTGTATATAATAGTTGCTGTACCAGATACAGTAGATACAATTTCCCAACATCTATCTAAAGTGTCAACTATAACAAAACCAGGTCCAAGATAGTTTGGTGCATATACTGTCTGATTAGGTAAAAGACCACAACAGTCACTTACTTCAAATAATAAAGTTAGACATGGATTATCTTGAAGACATTGCTTACATTCTTTATAACTACCAGATATATTACTAATTGTCATTGTAGCAGGACCTGTTAAAGACCAACTAATAACTTTCCAACATACTTTTGTATTCGGCTCTAAACTAGTATCTAAAATTAAAACTTGTCCAACAAATAATCCAAATGGAAGTGCTGCAATTTCTATTTCACCTGTACAACACTTTTGTAATACATAGAATAAATCATCTGTAGGACATGGATCATTAGTTATACAAGTTTCACAACCACTAGGTGTACTTATAGATGCTGCTTGAATAAATGCTCCATTAACAAATTGAAAATCATCTGCATCAGAAATTGACCAACAGTATCCAAAGGTGTCAACAAAAGTATCACCTATTGCAACACCACCACCAATTAAATTCAATGTTGTTATTAAACCTACTTCCGCACAACATGATTCAATTAAAACAACATCTGGACAAACATTATCATCTGTACATGTAGCATCACTACAATCAGTTTCTGTATAAACAGTATCAACATAAATTAAATTTGTAATAGGTGATGGTGTAGTTCCTGTTACTTGCCAACAGAACCCGTATGTATCAACAAAGGTATCACCAACTACAACTCCTGGTAATGCTCCTGTAAATATTTGTTCTGGTTGACCACAACATGCTTCAACAATTAGATTTTCAGGACATGGGTTTTCAGCAATACAAGTAGCACATGATACATAACTAGTAGTAACAGTTCTTGAACTTGTAATAGGAAGGTATGTATTAGTATAAGCTTGCCAACAGTTTCCTTCATTATCAACAAAGTAATCTCCTGGTGATATACTTGGGTTATACACAATCTCTGAAACTGATAGTTCACAACATAATCTTAGTATCATGTTTGGTGCAGTATCAACTCTAGAACAATCTCTTTGAACTGATAATGTGTAAGAAAACTTTAATATCCAAGATGAATCTCCATCAGTATTATCTAAACCTAATGCTACAAGAAATAATGTATCACAAGCAGGTAAAGTTTGAGATAAAACATGGGTTGTACTAAAACAATAATACGCTCTTGTTACTTCAAAACCTTCAGTAAAAAATATAGTATTTGTTGGAATAACATCTCTTGGACCAAATCCTAAATCACTACAATTAAAATATGAAAGATTTGTTGTAAGTGTAGGAGGTGATCCAGGTATTCCTTCAAGATATGTCAGATATGCTGTTCCACATAATGTAATAATATCATTAGGAAATAAATCAATTGCTAAAGGAACACCAGCATTATTTTGATCCCCTTTTATTCTAGTGATAAATGGTCCAGAGTCAGTCATCTGCCATGGTGCTGTATTCCAACCTCCTACCTCATGACTATAAAACAATTCATAAGTATTAGGAACTATATTATTAGTATATCCACTGTTAGATGCAATAAGCATGTAGTCATAATCACATCCACATTCAACTGTGATGTTAGCTTGACCACCTCCAGCATCTGTTGCTGTTATACAAGAACCTAAGACGTTAATTGATGTAGCAGAAGATACTACTGTAGTACCTTCATCTTTAATAATAAGTGATCCACCACCTATTGATACATTTCCTATACAAGCAATAGTACCAGGTGCTGGAGAAATATCAATATTATTTGCTGATAAGAATGAAACACCAAATGTATGATATGTTCCGGAATCCGTATTAGAAGTTACAGTATAAGAATATGAAAATCCAGTTATAACAAATGATATTATAGAACCTATAGAAATAGAATCCAAAAATGCATCAACATTATTGGAATTTATGTCAGTATCTGAAATATAAAACGTATTAACTAAGCTTCCTATAGAACCCCCATTTGTAAAAATTTCACCACTTGATACTGATGTAGATGTTCCCCATTCCCAACATGCTATAGTAGAAGTTGAACCAGTTATACCTTGAATACCCTGTAATCCTTGAATACCCTGTACCCCTTGTGTTCCTGTTCCAGTTACTCCTTGGAATCCTAAGATACCTTGAATACCCTGAATGCCTCTTAACCCTTGAACACCTTGTATCCCTTGTATTCCTTGAGCACCAATACCTCCAGTACTTCCTATAGAACCTTGAGTTCCGGTAGCCCCTTGTGTTCCAATTCCACCTGTAGTACCTTGATTTCCAGTAGCTCCAATTGTACCTTGAGTTCCAATACTTCCTTGAGAACCTTGAGAACCAACGGCACCCTGAGAACCTATAGCTCCTATAGCACCTTGCAATCCTGTAAGTCCCTGTAATCCAGTACTACCTTGTGCACCTGTTCCACCTGCTGAACCTATAGCACCTTGAGAACCAATAAAACCTTGTGTCCCTTGAGATCCTGTAGAACCTGTTGTACCTATAGTACCTTGACTTCCCTGAGCACCGGTTGCACCAGTTGTTCCTGTTGTACCCTGTAAACCAGTGGTACCTGTAGCACCCTGACTACCAGTAGTACCTGTAGTTCCGGTAGTACCCTGAGTACCAACTGCACCCTGGCTACCTGTAGATCCAACAGAACCTTGAGATCCCGTAGTTCCTGTAGTTCCCTGAGTACCAGTTCCTCCAGTGTTACCAATAAAACCTTGGATTCCTTGTGTTCCTATAACTCCTTGCTGTCCTTGAATACCCTGTATTCCTTGTAAACCCTGAGCACCTTGAGTACCAGTTGTTCCTACTGTTCCTTGAGCTCCTTGTGAACCATTAGATCCAATAGTGCCTTGTAAACCTTGAGTACCTTGAGATCCAATTTGTCCTTGAGAACCTATTGTGCCCTGTGTACCCTGTATGCCCTGAATTCCTTGTGTTCCTTGTGTTCCAGTAGCACCTTGACTACCAGTAAATCCTTGAATTCCTTGAGTTCCAAAAGTTCCCTGGCTTCCTGTAGTACCTTGTGTACCAAATGTACCTTGACTTCCAGTTAAACCTTGTAAGCCAACACTTCCCTGCAAACCTGTAAAACCTTGCACACCTTGTGATCCCGTAGTCCCAGTTGTACCAGTAGTTCCTTGTTGTCCAATAGCACCTTGAGTTCCTGTTGTTCCAGTAGTTCCTTGGAAACCAAATATACCTTGGCTCCCTTGACTTCCTACTGCACCTTGACTACCTTGTGATCCAACTGCACCTTGAGCTCCTGTATTTCCTAATAGACCTTGTGTTCCCTGAGAACCTTGAGCACCACTAGTTCCTGTAGATCCAGTAAATCCTTGAATACCTTGACTACCTTGACTACCTACAGCTCCTTGAGAACCTGTATTTCCAACAGTTCCTTGAAAACCTGTAATACCTTGCATACCTTGAATACCCTGTATACCTTGTAAACCCTGAGTTCCTTGAGAACCAGATGTTCCCGTAGTACCTGTTGTACCTTGGGATCCTGTGGTTCCTACACTTCCTTGTGTACCAGTTGCACCCTGAGAACCTGTTGTTCCAACTGAACCTTGAAGTCCTGTTAAACCCTGTAAACCAGTAGTTCCTTGTATGCCTTGTATGCCCTGAGTACCTTGTGTTCCAATTAATCCTTGAGTTCCTGTATTACCTTGTATTCCTTGACTACCAACAAAACCCTGTATACCTTGTGTGCCTGTATTTCCTTGTGCACCAATATTACCAGTAAAACCTTGAATACCTTGAATTCCTAATAGACCTTGTATTCCTTGTATACCCTGGAGACCAATAAGACCTTGAAGACCAGTTGTACCTGTAGTTCCCTGAGATCCTACTGTACCCTGTGCACCAGTAGATCCTAAAGTACCTTGTGCCCCTTGACTTCCTGTACTACCTGTATTACCAATAATTCCCTGAATTCCTTGTGTGCCTTGACTTCCATTTATACCAGCAGTACCTTGAGAACCAATTGTTCCTTGTGTTCCAGTTGTTCCTTGTGTACCAATATTACCTTGTGATCCAGTTGCTCCTTGTGATCCCGTAGCCCCAGTTGTACCTATAGTTCCTTGAGAACCAATAGCACCTTGAGTTCCAGTATTACCAATAGATCCCTGAGAACCTGTAGTACCAGTAGTACCTTGGAATCCAGTAGTGCCCTGTGCACCAGTTCCTCCAGTAGATCCAATTGCACCTTGACTTCCAATTGCTCCTTGAGAACCTGTATTTCCTGTTGTACCTGTGGTTCCTTGAAGTCCTTGAGTACCCTGAACACCTTGAAGTCCTTGAGTTCCTTGAGATCCAGTAGTTCCCTGAAGACCTTGGATGCCTTGGGAACCAGTAGTACCTTGTAAACCCTGAAGACCTTGCAGACCCTGAAGACCTTGTGAACCAGTAGTGCCTTGAGATCCAGTTGTGCCCTGAAGACCTTGTAGACCCTGAGTGCCTTGAGTCCCTGTGGTTCCTTGAATACCCTGTATTCCCTGAGTCCCAGTAGTGCCTTGAGACCCTGTGGTTCCCTGAAGCCCTTGAGTACCTTGTAATCCTTGAGTTCCTTGAGTTCCTTGATTTCCTTGGATACCTTGAACACCCTGAACACCCTGGAGTCCCTGGAGACCTTGAGTTCCTGTTCCTCCAACAGCACCCTGAGTACCTATTGCACCCTGAGACCCTGTAGTACCTATTGTACCTTGTGATCCAGTTGCTCCTTGACTACCTATTCCTCCAGTTGTTCCTGTAGTACCTTGTGAACCAATACTACCTTGAGTACCAGTTGTTCCAGTAAAACCCTGACTTCCTGTTGTTCCTGTTGCTCCTTGGGATCCAATAAATCCTTGGCTACCAACTGTTCCCTGAGTCCCTGTTGTTCCAGTAGATCCAATAGCTCCCTGTGAACCAATTGTTCCTTGGGTTCCGGTTGTTCCTGTGCTACCTTGAGTTCCTGTTGTACCAGTAGAACCTTGTGATCCATTTATACCAGCAGAACCTTGACTACCAGTAGTTCCCT